CCTTGCTGGCCGGGAATGTCTTTTGCGGGCATTGTGGCTCCCGGCTGGCGCTCACCACCAACGGCAAGGCTTATCCGTGCAAGGAAGATGCTCACCGCATTGTAAAGCGTGTACGGTATATCTGCTACGGCAAGACACGCAAGCAAACCGAATGTGACGGGCAGACTGGCTACACGGCTCATATTCTTGACGGTATCATTGATAAGGTGGTGCGGCAGATCTTTGAACGGATGAAAGCGATCCCCAAAAGCGAGATCGTCAATATCCGCTATCGTGAAAAGATGGAAGAACGGAAAGCACTTCTCAAAAGCGCTAAATCCGATTATGCCAAGGCTGCCGCCGAGCTTGATACGCTCCGGGCAGAGGTCATTAAATCCCTCCGGGGCGAAAGTGCTTTTTCGCAGGATTTGCTCAGTTCCTTGATTGCGGATAATGAGAAAAAATGTCTTACCATTCAGCACACTATGGAGGTAGCGCAGGCGGCCTACGACGAGGGACAGGCCATGCTGGACGCCTTAAACGCTCAGTACGATGACATTATCTCATGGGCAGATATGTATGACAGCGCCAGCATGGAGTCAAAGAAAATGATTGTGAGTTGCCTGATCCGGCGTGTGGAGGTGTATCGAGATTATCGGCTACATATCGACTTCAACATTGACTTTGAGCAGTTCAGTGCCGGGCTGGACATTTCGGCAATCGCCGCATAAAAAAGCCCGCTTCAAAAGGGAAGCGGACATAAAACAAAAAACTTGCTTTTTTCAAAGCAAGTATTTATTAAGAATACTCAGCGCACCCGATTGGTGGAGATAAGCGGGATCGAACCGCTGACCTCTTGACTGCCAGTCAAGCGCTCTCCCGAGTTATCGGTTAAGCACCCCACAGGCATCTTTCTAAGGTATCTCCAGCTACTCAGATTGTTTGAATGGCCAATTAAGTTTGTTCTGTTGATTCTGTGTCCAACCTCGGTATTGCAATGCCGAGGTCATTGGTTTGGATGTCCACGCGGTAGTCTCGGAACACGGTCACGCATTTGAGCATATAGCCCGCAATCATTTTCTGTGTCTCAACGCTGCAGACCTCGAAGATATTTGCCCATTCCATAATCCGCGCAGCGCATTTTTCCGATTCTGTGACGGTCTCTGATAATTCCTCCATCTGCGCTTGCAGGATCCCAACGTCTTTTCGTAGAGATACGACCCTTTCGTATGCTTCATCTAGGACTTCTGTCAGCATGCTCTGGCGTGTGGAATCGGTCTGCCGAATGGAGTCGAGGAGTCGGTTCTTAAACAGCTCATATTGACTTTGCGACTCTTCGAATTGCTGTGTAAGCTCCAGAAGCTCGGCTTGTTTTTTCTCCAGCTGCTTCTTTTTATCGTCCGTGACCGCCGAGATCCCGCCGCGCTTTACCGCCGCAAATAACTCTCGCAAATATGCTTTTACCCTTGCATCCAGAATGTGCGCCGTGTAGCCGGTCGGCCCGCTGCAAGGGCATCTTTTTCGCACCTTGTTATAGCATATATAGCGTGTACGCTTTCTCCTCACACGGCTCCCATCCGCCTTGACATAATCGGCTGCGCTGCTGGTCAGAATTAACCGTCCGCCGCAGTGTCCACAGCGGACATTCCCGGAAAGCAGCGCCTGTCCCTTGGTATTTCGAGGAAGTGTCCTCGTGACGTCATGTGCATTTGTGCGTTCCTGCATCAGTGTTTGTGCCTGGCAGAAGGTGTCCGGAGCAACGATCTGCAATTCCGGTATCACATCGGACCGGCTGCTTCCACTTCGCAGGATCCCCGTATACAGGACATTGTGGAGAATATGCCCGACTGTCGCCTCATGCCAGTTTTGTCCGTCTCTGTTCTTTAGACCACTGTCATTGAGGGCCGAAGCGATCCGGCATCTTCCATATCCGGAGTTGACACATAGATGGAACATCAAGCGAACCGCGCCGGCTTCACTCTCCTCAATAACAAGCTTCATCACTTCGTGTTTGCGCTTGTTAAGGATTCCACTGGGTTCCAGTTTATAGCCATAGGGGGCAATGCCTCCGCGGAAGCGTCCTTCGGCAACAAGCTGCTCCAATGCGGTCTTGGTCCGAATGGAAGTCTTTTTACTTTCTCCGCTGGCTTGCCAAAAACGGATGTAATTCATTAAAAAGTCCACATGCTGGTCAAATCTTTGCTCACCTTCTTTCACGCTCCACACCTCAATGCCATGGGAGGCGAACCACTCCACAATAAATGGTGTTTCATCCTCTTTGCGGCCAAGTCTGTCGAACATGAACACGAGAAGTATATCAAATCGGTTTTTTAACGCATCCTCTTTGAGCTTGATGATAGCCTCTCTGTCGGCTGCGCTGACCTTAAATCCTGATACACCCGCTTCCTGTTCCTCCTGAACGATTTCCCAGCCCATGGACTCCGCAAACTTATGACAGGCTTTTCTCTGCATTGGGATATCCGCCTGTTTCAGTGGGTCATAATTTACCTGCTTTGTCGTCGAAACACGGTATAAGCAGCATACTCTTTTCTTCATGTATCCTTCCTTCCAGTTCAGGCTCGGATACACCTCCTCAACGCTATTATTGCAGGTGATGTCGCTCCTGTCAACACCGCTGACAGTTTGCTTATTTATGCTGGGTTGGTTTCCAGGGAATCCAGCCCCAGTTCGAACTGTGCGAAGCTCATGTTGAACTCAATGTGCAGGCGGTAATCGGAGTACACATCCACTCTCTTGATGATGTATCCTGCAATCATCTTCTTCACATCCATGTCGCTGCCATCGAACATCTCGGACCATTCCATGATGCGGCGGTAATCCGCTTTGATGGCTTCGATGCGCTGATTGCTTTTCTCGACTTCCTCATTGAGTTCAGTCAATTGAGCATTGGCATCCAGCATCCTGGTACGGGCATTGTTGACCAGCTCCGACAGGACGTCCATCGGGAATGCACTTTCGCCCTGTACGGCTTTGATAACCTCCAGCTTCAGGGATTCATATTCCTTCGTTGCCTTGGCGGATTCCGCTTTGGCGTCCGAAAGGCGTTTCTTGAGGCTGACAATAGCGCTGCGGTGGGTACGGGAAATGATCTCGTTTTCCTCTACAGAACGCATCCGGTCGAATACCTGATGGAGAATGTCGGTGACCATCTTGTCCAGAATGTGCATGGTGTAGCCAGTCTGCCCATCGCAGTTACTGCGCTTGCGGGTCTTGTTGTAGCACACATAGCGGATGCGCTTGCGGCCAACCTTTTCACCGGCAGCATTGACTCGAGTCGTTCCATTGGTAGTCAGTGTCAGGCGACCGCCGCAATGTCCGCAGAACACATTGCCGGATAGCAGGGACTGTCCTCTGGTATTGCGGGGCATGGTCCGCAGCGCATTACACTCATTGGCGCGCTCGGCCATGAGCTTCTGCGCCAGTCCAAAGTTCTCCGGTGAGATGATCTGCAAATCAGGGAATGCTTTAGACTGTGTACTGCCGCTCCGAAGCACGCCAGTGTACATGATATTATGCAGAATGTGACCGACGGTAGCTTCATGCCAGTTCTTCCCGTCACGGGTCTTGATGCCCATCTCAGACAGGAAGTTGGCGATTTTAAATCTGCCGTAACCGGAGCCGACGCACAGGTCGAACATCATGCGCACGACCTTTGCCTCATCAGGATTGATCTCCAGTTTGAAGACCTCATGCTTGCGCTTGTTGTATGTGCCGCTGGGTACCAGGTCATAGCCGTAAGGGGCGGAACCGCCACGGAAGCGGCCTTCCTGTACCATCTGCCCGAGGGCGGCCTTGGTACGCATGGAGGTTTTCTGGCTTTCACCATCTGCCTGCCAAAAGCGGATGTAGTTGGTAAGGCGATCAACATGTGTGTCGATCCGCTGTTCACCCTCGTTGACGCTCCAGACCTGAATGCCGTGGTTGATGAGCCATTCGACCACGAAAGGCGTTTCTTCGGCTCGTCTGCCAATACGGTCGAACATGAACACCAGCAGAATATCGAATTTGCCCTGTTCGGCATATTCCTTGATGAGTTGAATTTTATCACGGTCATTGGCGCTGACCTTGAAGCCTGACACGCCGTTTTCCTGTTCCTCGTACACGATGGTCCAGCCCATCCGCTCTGCGAACTCACGGCAGGCTTTTCTCTGCACGGGGATGTCAGCTTGATTCTGGTCATCGTGGTCGACCTGCTTGGTGGTGGAGACGCGGTACAGACAGCATACTCTGTTCTGGATGCTGAGTACATTTTGATAAGAACAACAAACTCTTTCAGCCATAATGTATCCTTCCTCTCAATGAATGATTTAGAAATGTGAGAGGTTCAGATACACCTTTTCATGTATTCACTTTTCAAAGTACACGGCATTCTGCCACCTTGATTATCTCACATTTCAGGTTGAATAGCTGTTATGAAATGACATTTTTCAATTGAAAAAGTCAACGAACTTTTACCTGTCAAATTGTGCAGAATACC